GGGATCAGTATCTTCATGTTACTTTGGATAGATGGTTCTAGATAGGACAAGTCTACGTCTTTCCGTAGATCCTGACCACATATCTTAGTGATCTCTTTTTCTAACGTATCCGTGACTGTACGTGATATCTTCTTAGACTTACTAACGACAGCGTGTTCGTCCATGATAGTGAACACATATATACTGGCTTGTCCAGCATCATTACTTTTAACCACTTGATCAATACTAGTCATTATAAACGATCTAGACATTACTGGCAATAAAGTTTTATCTTCAGATGCCATTTCAATGAATAATCTTTCGGTTCCAGAAAATCCTATACCATCAACGAAACCCTGATCATCAGATATAGCAATCTGGCCAGAGATATAAGGTTTCTCTAGACTCTCAAAGAATACCAATTCTACAATGTTAGAGTTCAAATTGATACGGTTAGAAACGTCCTCACCACCCTGTTGTTCGGAAGTGATAAACGCCTGCGTTATCTTATATTGTGATTGGTTCTCGTTCTTCATCGGTTATTTGTCAACCTATAAAATTCTTTAGTTACACTTTCAACACTAGTGTCTTTCAATACCTTGATCTGTTTCAAGTCTTCGTTACGTGCGATCATTCGTTCATAGTAGGTCACTTCGGTTAACGATGAAGGTATCTCTTCCACAAATGGATCGATGTCTACGTATTCTCCAGCTGCATTCTCATAATGATGTACAGCGTTGTATTGTGCATCTTCTCTATGAATACGTGCGAATACTACTAGACCAGTGGTATCGTCACGGAAGTAGATCTGTTCTCCCGCCTGAAACCTTGCTTCACCATCATTAAACAATCGCACTCTTGCGGTCAATGTATACTCATAGTTACCGACTTCGAATGGGATGTTTCTAATATTTACGATAGTATCTATCTGAGATAGTGTCAAGGTATACCCAGTCAAAGAAACGGGATCTGCCGTTGGATTGTCTAAGTCTTTTTTCAACAAGATCCACTGATCGGTATTTGCGAAACGTTTCAATGGATCTGTCAATGATATTTCAGCTGCACCGTTAGTGTTAATCGTTACAACAAAGTCTTCGTTGCCTTCTATGTACGCATGTTCAGTATCGATGGTCAATTGACCCAAGTCTAGGTTTCGTTTGATGATCGTTCCTACGGTACCCGATATCTGACCCGTTACTGTTCGACCAACCTTGAAGTCATAACCACCTTCGGCAGTTGCAATGTCTGCGGTAGTTGTGATGATACGATGCGGGTAGAAACCTTTAGCACGTTCCAACAACTCTTCGGTCTTCAACGGCCAACCAGACTCACGTAAGTGGTCATTCATCAGATAGAATGTCCAGTAATGAGTGTAGTCACCATACAACTGTAATGCTAACGTATCTGGTCTATCTCCAGACTTGATAGTATAATCTTCGTAGAATGCCTGTTGCGGTTTGACCTGATCAATGATATCGACATATTGAGTAAGATTCTGGAAAAGAGAATATGAAGTCTCGTCCCCGAACTTATAATATAACTTCTCAAACCGTTGAAAGTATTTTGTACTCATTAGAATCCAACTCCATCCGCATCCACGTCAAGAATATCTTTCTTGGATAGTGTAACGGTTTCGGTAAAGTTAAGGTTCATATCCACTTCGAGGAACTCTCCATCATCGTGGAACGCCATCTGACTCGCATTGTAAGTGGTATCAACCGAACGTAGGAAACAAGGTTTAACTTTGTGTGCAATAGTCTTACCATCATATTCGAACTCAAGGTTAAACTTGTTAGGGAACTGATAACCCAGAGACAACTCTTGTCCACCAATTGTAACAGGAATGTCTTCGGGATACAACTCACTACGGAAAAAGTTAACGATCTTCTTGACCTGTGCAGCCTCTTCCTTAGATCGTGCAATCATCTTAAAGTTAAACGCAAACTCTCGCATATTAACTTGTTTAAATAACGAGCGTTGGTTTGGATTCGTGGTAACACCTGTCTGTAATTTGAGACCCGCAGTAACTTCATCACTGAACTTACCGGCAGACGATGCCAGTTTCACTGTTGCGAGTTTTGCGAGACCATCGTTTGCACCACCACCACCAGTAAGACCATTCACAAATGACCCTACACCATCTGCCATAGAACCCAATACCGATGCACCACCCGCGACTGCGGCACCTGTTGCACCTACATCAACGTTCTCGTATGTGACGTTGTCACGGAACTGTAGACCCTGTGGTAGGTACAAAAGTACTTCGGTATCGACAATCTGTCTTGGTCGCATACCCATATCAGTTTCGTTCTGTAGACCGTTGAATGCACCAACATCTTTAGACAGTTCTTCTAATTGTGCAGTAACTTCCTCCAGTTCACCGTAAGATGCTGTAGTACTCATACCACCGCCACCTTCGTTGTCTTTGGCCTCAGACTTAACCTGATCGAGGAGTTCCTGTCTTTTAGTTTTTAGATTCTTCATATCCTGTTGTTTATCGGATAAGATATCAGACAAACCTGTATTGAAGTACTGTTCAGCGAACAGAGTGAATCTGATTCTACCTTTATAATCATCTTCGTCATGAAGAGGATATTGATATGTGTTTTTTGCGCTCATAACTTTTCCGATAAATAGGGTTATTAAAAACTTCTATTTCTATTTATAAGGATTCTATGGCGTATTCGGGCAAATATAAACCAAAAAACCCAGAGAAGTATTTGGGTGACGTGACCAACATAGTGTATCGATCATTATGGGAAAGACACGTAATGCGCCATTGTGACAATGACTCTAACATCAAGGAGTGGGGATCAGAAGAGATCGTCATACCTTATCTATATGAAGTGGACAGAAAATACCACCGTTACTTCATGGACTTTGTTATTGTGTACAAGAACGGTACGACTAAGTTGATCGAAGTGAAACCTTTCAAAGAGACCCAACTACCCAAGATGAAAGGTAGACGTACTAAACGTATGTTAACAGAATCGTTCACCTATGTCAAGAATCAGAACAAATGGAAAGCTGCATCTGAGTATGCAAAGGATCGGGGGTGGGGATTCGAGATATGGACTGAAAAAGAGTTGACTGCGATGGGTATTATGCCTAAATCGACTAAACCATTAAAACCACTAAAACCTTTTAAGAAACGTAAAAAATAAGTATAAATAGACGTATGAGTAATTTATTTAACAGACTAGAACTACAGGCATTCCGTGCGGGAGTTACACCTCGTACCAAGGAGAGTCGTGATTGGTTCCGACAGAAAGCATCTAATCTACGATCTATCAACCGTGAAGCGTTGATGAAAGAAGATCCGTTGAAGAAACGTGATGCGGGTAAAGCAGACAATCGTGAGATGATCGGTAGTATGCAGATGTTTTTCTATGATCCAAAACATAAGAAGACATTGCCGTACTACGATGCGTTTCCGTTGGTCATCATTGTTGGCCCAGCGGAAGGTGGGTTCTACGGACTCAACTTGCATTACTTACCTCCGATACTTCGTGCGAAGTTTCTGGATGCGTTGATGGGTGTACTTGGACAAAAGATGACCCAGAGTGCGAGACAAGCATTAACTTATAATATGTTGAAGAAGGCCGCCAAGATGCGGTACTACAAACCGTGTTTGAAACACTATCTAACCGCACATGTAAAGAGTCGGTTCGCAGAAGTACAAACACCAGAGTGGGAGATTGCAACATTCTTACCGACTGCACAGTTCCGTAAGGCAAACTCACAGAAAGTATTCTACGATTCAAGGCAAAAGATAGATGGCTAACTCAGTAAACCAAATAGGTAACATTGAACAACTCAAGACTCTGATCGGTAGGAGTGGTGGCATACAACGTCCCAACCTCTACCGTGTACAGTTACCACCTATCGAAGGTTATGATACCAAAGATCTAAACTTATTGTGTAAGGCAGTAACCATGCCAGGCAGACAGTTAGGTACGATCGAAAAACAGATGGGTACATTCAAGATGGACGTTGTTAACGCAATGACCTTGAGTGAAGTAACTATGGTGTTTCACGTACCGTCTAATCATGTCGTCAAGTCTTACTTCGAAGCATGGCAGTCTGCGATGTGGACACGTGGTGAGGTAGGTTACTACAAAGACTATTGCAGAGATATCGTTGTCGAGACTATACAGAAAGGTGCGTCCATTCCGTTGTACAACAAACAGATCCCGTTCCTGACTAAACTGTCACCAACTATCAGAAACAGATTACCTGACATTGGCCCATTCAAGTTCTCTCAAGGAGAGGTTGATCTTGATTTGGGAACAACAGACGAACCAGCATACACGTGTCGATTAATCGATGCGATGCCGACTACACTAAGTGACATCCAGTTGGGTGACGATCAAAGCGATGGAATTATGGAACTTACGATATCGTTCAAGTTCAAAGATTGGTACAGTAAAGCGCACGATGCGAAGCGACTTTTTAGTGGACTAAATATACGTTAGACAACCCTGAATTAAACTATTTCTAAATTATTAGGAGAAATGAAATGGCATTACCCAAGTTAAACACCGCACCGCTATATGAATTGGCGGTTCCTTCGACCGGACAGAAAGTAAGTTTTCGTCCGTATCTAGTGAAGGAAGAGAAAGTGTTGATGATGGCGTTTGAATCTGGAGATCAGAAACAAGCGTTGAAAGCAATCGTCTCAACAATTGATGCGTGTGTTCAAGAGAAGTTGACGGTCAGAGACTTAGCAACATTCGATGTAGAGTATATGTTTACTCAGATTCGTTCTAAGTCTGCCGGTGAAAAGGCGACCGTGATGTTGAAGTGTAAGGAATGTGGGACACAACACGAGTACAGCGTTGACTTATCAACGATTGGTGTTGACATCCCAGACGATAGTGGTCTGATTGAGCTGACCGACAATATAACGATCGAGATGCGTTATCCACCATATAGTTCATTGATGGATAGTAATCTAAATGCTGATCAGATGGAATTAGGATTAGCGATGGTCGTGAGTAGTGTCAGTGCAATCATTGTTACTAACGGACTAGAAGAAGAACGAATAGATGCGAAAGACGTATCTAAAAAAGAAATATACGATTTTATCGAATCGATGACGAGTGAACAGTTTGAGAGAGTTACCCAGTATATCGGAGATCTCCCAGCCATGAAACATAATGCGAAGTTTACTTGTTTGAATTGTGATACCGAAAATGACATGGAACTTAAAGGGATATCGGATTTTTTATCCTAAACCTTTCTCATGATAGTCTTGTAAACCATTATAAGACGAATTTTGCAATGATGCAACATCATCATTATAGTTTAACAGAACTGGACATGATGATGCCATGGGAGAGGGAGATTTACGTCAGTATGTTATTGGATCACATTAAAGAAGAGAATGAACGTATAGAACAACAAAATAAACAAAACGGATAGAGTAATGGCAAAACAGGCGAACTTACAAGGTGCGATCGACAAGTTAAGAACTTCTAATGAGAAGGTTCTTGGCGAGATGAATGATCGTTCAGGTGAAATTGCATTCAACACAAGAACCACCAAGAATCTTATTGGTGATATGTTGGATGGGATGGCTCTCGATCGTCAAAGAGGTCAAGACGAGGAAGAAACCGTAGCACCAGCCGGTGGGGGTCGTGATAACGGTTCTCCGGAAAGTAAAGACTCTGGTGGTGGACTCGGTATCGCAAGAATGTTGGCAGGACTTGCCGGTGCAGCCCTTGGTTTTGTAAGTGGTTTCATTAGTGCGTTTACTAGACCATTGATGAAAGCATTAAAGTCTTTCAAGAAGGCGTTCTCGTCAAGTACGTTAGGTAAAACCGTAACTCAATTCGGTAAGAACCTATCCAAACAGTTTAAGTTGTTCTTCAAACCTCTG